GCCGAGCGGCGCGTCATGGACGTTATCGAGAACAACCCAAGTGAATACCTCACGCCAAAACTAGATGCAGTCCACCAAGTACAGCGCTGAAGACGAACAAGAGTTGATGGCGCGGCTTTGGTCGCCAGCGATCAAGGACAACCCGTTTGCGTTTGTAATGTTGACATTCCCGTGGGGCGTCAAGGGCACGCCGCTGGAGCATTTCACTGGCCCGCGCAAGTGGCAGCGCGAGGTCTTAACGGACATCGCAAACCACATCAAGCAGAACAACGGTAAGGTTGACTTTGATACCCTGCGAGAAGCGGTCGCGTCAGGCCGTGGTATTGGCAAGTCGGCCCTCGTCTCATGGCTGGTAATCTGGATGCTGTCCACGCGGATCGGTTCGACAACCATCGTGTCGGCCAACAGCGAGTCGCAGTTGCGTAAGGTGACCTGGGCCGAGATCACCAAGTGGCTGGCGATGGGGCTGAACAGCCACTGGTTCGAGGTGTCAGCCACCAGCCTGCAACCGGCCAAGTGGTTGACCGAGTTGGTCGAGCGCGATCTGCGTAAGGGCACCAGGTACTGGGGCGTTGAGGGCCGGCTTTGGTCGGCTGAGAATCCAGATGCGTTTGCCGGCGTACACAACATGGACGGCGTGTTGGTTATCTTCGACGAGGCCAGCGGTATTGATGACGCCATCTGGGCGGTGACGGCGGGTTTCTTTACGGAGAACACGCCCAACAGGTTCTGGTTTGCGTTCTCCAACCCGCGCCGCAACACGGGGTACTTCTACGAGACGTTCCACTCCAAGCGCGACTTTTGGGATACCAAGGTGGTGGACGCCCGCACGGTCGAGGGGACGGACAAGGCGGTCTATCAGCAGATCATTGACGAGTACGGGCCGGACTCAAGTCAGGCGCACGTCGAGGTGTACGGCCAATTCCCAAGCGCGGGCGACGATCAGTTCATCGGCGCCAATACGGTGGACGAGGCCATGAAGCGGGTCAAGTACCAGGACTTGAGCGCGCCGATTGTGATCGGGGTCGACCCGGCGCGGTTTGGCGCAGACGCGACAGTTATCGCCGTGCGGCAGGGGCGCGACATCGTGAAGATCATCAGGCACCGAGGCGACGACACTATGACCGTGGTGGGGTATGTGATTGACGCCATTGAGGAATACAAGCCCACGCTGGTGGTCATCGACGAGGGCGGGCTGGGGGCGGGTATTGTGGACAGGCTCAAAGAACAGCGCTACAAGATTAAGGGCGTAAACTTTGGCAACAAGTCCAAAAACCCGATAATGTACGGCAACATGAGGGCGCAAATGTGGGGCGACATGCGGGAGTGGCTGAAAACGGCCAGTATTCCAAACGACAGGTTCTTGAAGACGGACTTGATTTCGCCTATGATGAAGCCTGATTCACGTGGAACAATCTTTTTGGAGTCAAAAAAGGACATGAAGGCGCGTGGTTTAGCCTCGCCAGACGCTGCGGACGCTATTGCAGTGACGTTTGCGTTTCCCGTGGCCCATCGGGGCGAGTACAATGCGCGCACAACCACCCGCCGGACGTATTCAGACACTTCGGCCAACACATCTTGGATGGGAAGCTGACATGGCAACGAAAAAAACTGTTTCTCTGAGCGTAGGCCGAGGCGAAAAGTTGCCTGTATCCAAGGGCGCTGGCCTGACCGAGAAGGGTAGAGCCAAGTACAACGCTGCGACTGGCTCAAACCTCAAAGCGCCAGCCCCGAACCCCAAGACCAAAGCAGACCAAGGCCGCAAGGATTCATTTTGTGCAAGAATGGGCGCCGTAGCGGCCAACGCCAAAGACGGCGAACGCGCTAAAGCAGCCCTTAAACGATGGAAGTGCTAATCATGGCAACAAAACCTGGCCTTTATGCCAATATTCACGCTAAACAAGCTCGTATTGCCGCTGGCTCCAAAGAGAAGATGAACAAGCCTGGCAGTAAAAACGCGCCAACGGCCAAAGACTTCAAAGAGTCGGCTAAAACTGCAAAGAAAAAATAATGGCAGACCCAACAGGCATTGTCGCCGCCGCAGCAGTGGCTGTTGGTGGTTCGGCCAAAGACAAAACCGACGCTAGCGTTCTGGCTACCGCCCGCGCCCGTCTGGACATGGCCGTGTCGGCGCTGTCTGAGTCGCGTGAGGATGAGGTCGATGACCTGAAGTTTTATGCCGGTTCGCCTGATAACCATTGGCAGTGGCCTGCTGATGTGCTGGCGACTCGCGGCGCGGTGCAGGGCCAGACAATCAATGCACGCCCGTGCCTGACAATTAACAAGTTGCCGCAACACGTGCGCCAAGTGACAAATGACCAGCGGCAAAACCGCCCTGGCGCTAAAGTCATTCCCGTGGACGACAAGGCTGACGTGCAAGTCGCTGAAATCTTCAACGGCATGATCCGGCACATTGAGTATCTGTCGGACGCTGATGTGGCCTACGACACGGCCTGCGAAAACCAAGTGTCCTACGGCGAAGGCTACTTGCGCCTGCTCACAGAGTACTGCGACGACAACACGTTTGACCAAGACATCAAGATTGGCCGCATCCGCAACTCGTTTTCGGTCTACATGGATCCGATGATCCAAGACCCGACTGGCGCGGACGCCAAGTATTGCTTCATCACCGAAGACCTGACCCGCGCAGAGTACGAGCGTCAGTACCCAGACGCAGCGCCTATTACCACCTTGCAGTCTTTGGGTGTGGGCGATCAGTCGATCAGCAACTGGCTTAACGAAGACACGATCCGTGTCGCTGACTACTACTACATCGACTACGACCGCGCTACGCTGAACTTGTACCCAGGCAACATCACCGCGTTTGACGGTAGCCCCGAGGACAAGCAGCTAAAAGCTATCTACGGCAAGCCCAAGAAAAGCCGCGAGTCTGACCGCCAAAAGGTCAAGTACTGCAAGATCAACGGCTACGAAATTCTCGAGCAACGCGACTGGGCGGGCAAGTACATTCCCGTGATCCGCATCGTTGGCAATGAGTTTGAAGTCGATGGCCGCTTGTATGTGTCGGGCTTGGTGCGTAACGCCAAGGACGCCCAGCGCATGTACAACTACTGGGTCAGCCAAGAAGCCGAGATGCTGGCTTTGGCCCCCAAAGCGCCATTTATTGGCTATGGTGGGCAGTTTGAGGGCTACGAAGACAAGTGGAAGACCGCCAACACGACCAACTGGCCGTATCTGGAGGTCAATCCAGACGTCACAGACGGCCAAGGCGCTGTTTTGCCACTACCGGCTAGGGCACAGCCACCAATGGCTTCTAGCGGCCTGCTGCAAGCCAAAGCGGGCGCTTCTGAGGACATTAAGTCCACAACCGGCCAATACAACGCTTCTTTGGGCATGGGCAGCAATGAACGCTCTGGCAAGGCTATTCTTGCGCGTCAGCGCGAGGGCGATGTGGGCACCTACCACTACGGCGACAACTTGGCCCGTGGTGTTCGGCACGTAGCCCGCCAGCTTGTGGACTTGATCCCAAAGATTTACGACACCCAGCGCATTGCCCGCATTATCGGTGAAGATGGCGAGACTGAGATGATCAAGATCAACCCTGATCAAGAGCAACCGGTCAACAAGATCGTGGACGAGCAGGGCATTGTGATCGAAAAGGTCTACAACCCAAGCGTGGGCAAGTACGATGTGGTGGCTACCACTGGCCCAGGCTACGCAACCAAGCGTCAAGAGGCGCTGGAGGCGATGGCTCAACTGCTGCAAGGCAACCCGCAACTGTGGGCAGTGGCTGGCGATCTGTTTGTCAAGAACATGGACTGGCCTGGTGCCCAAGAGATGGCAAAACGCTTTGCCAAGACCATTGATCCAAAACTGATGAGCGATGGCGAGGACAATCCAGAACTGCAAGCCGCGCAGCAACAGATGCAGGCGATGGGCCAAGAGATGGAGCAGATGCACCAGATGCTTACCAATGTCGGCAAGTCCATTGAGATGCAAGACATGGAGCGCAAAGACTTTGAGGCTGAAGTCAAGCTGTACGAGGCCGAAACCAAGCGCATTGCCGCTGTGCAAGCGGGCATGACTGAGCAGCAGATTCAGGACATTGCTATGGGCGTTGTAGCTGCGGCGATGGAGTCACAAAACACAGTGAACCAGATGCCTGAGATGCGTGAGCAGTCTGAGATGATGCCGCCCGAACAAGAAATGATGCCACCACAAGGAATGCCACAATGAAACCCGCTGACTTTATAGGAATCTTGTTTCTAGCCCGTGATGTGACGCACAGCGTTCACTTGAACACCCGCAGCTTTAGCAAGCACGAAGCGCTTAACATTTTCTATAACCGCATTGTTGGTGCGGCTGATGATTTTGCCGAAGCCTACCAAGGCCGAAATGGTCTGATCGGCCCGATTACCCTGCGTTCGGCAAAAAAAACCACCAACGTGATTGAGTTCTTAGAGGAATCGTTGGCTGAAATTGAAGGCGCTCGGTACAATGTCTGTGATAAAGCAGACTCATCGCTACAACAGTTGATAGATAATATCGTTGAGATTTATCTTCGCACTTTGTACAAATTGAAATTCTTGGCATAAGGAAACATCATGGAACTTCTAAACCCGATGAGCAAAGCGGATTACCCCTCTTACACTGCAACTGCCGGTGCTAGCGCTGGAAACACAACCGCATGGCCCCCCGGCCCGCAAGGCGTAATGGTTTGGTGCGACCAACCTTGCTATGTTGAGGTAGGTGTTGGGGCCGTAGCCACCAGCGCCAGCACACCAATTCCAGCTTTTACGCCCATCCCGTTTGTTGTACCAATCAATTCAACCGGCGCCCCTTGGCGCGTCAGTGTGATACGAATTGGCAGCACTGATGGCACCGCGTATTCCAAACCCATCAACAAGCAATGAGCTTCGGTGTAGCTTTTCGCAACGCAGTAGGTCTTGGCCTAGGCGGTGTTATTTCGATTTTTGGTGGTCGCAACAGCGAACAAGCCCAAAGCAACCTTCTTACCGAGTCCTCCGACAACCTCGTGCAAGAGGACGGCGGCTTGATTTTGCTGGAGTGACGCATGTCAGTTTTCCTCTCTCCCGTGGGCGGCGCAGCAGCCCAGTTTTTTGACAACAACGGCAATGTGCTGACGGGTGGCAAGCTGTATGCGTATGCCGCAGGCACCACCACACCAAAAACAAGTTATACGTCTTCTAGCGGCAATACGGCGCATACCAATCCAATTATTTTAGATTCCGCAGGGCGTGTGCCTGGCGGTGAAATATGGTTGTTGGCGTCGCCGTATAAATTTGCTTTGTACACATCAGTAAATGTGCTTATTGCAACTTACGACAACATTTCTGGCATCGGCACCGCAAGTTACCAAGTACAAAATTTTACGGGCACAGGATCACAAACTGTATTTACGTTAAGCGCAGCATCGCTAGGTGAAAATTTTACATTTGTGTATATTAACGGCGTATACCAACAAAAAAACACGTACAGCATTGCTGGCGCTGTTATTACCTTTTCAGAAGCACCTCCAGTTACTTCAACAATTGAAGTCAACTACGTTTAAGGAACAATCATGGCAGATACCAAAATCTCAGCACTTACCGCAGTAACGACTCCTGTTGCGGGAACGTCTGTATTGCCTATCGTTCAAACCGGTACGACTAAAAAAATCACTATTACTGAATTGACCGGTACTCAAGTGTCTGCTGCTGGCGAGGTGGGTATTGGTGGTGATACGACAGGCGTTGTTGCTGGCGTGTCTGTGACCAGCAAATTCTGCGTGAAGAACGAAGGCGCTAACCCAGTGGCTGGCTTTGTTCATGTGAATGACACTACGGCGAACTCCGGCTCTAATACGTTTGCTTGCCGTTCACGTGGCACGCTTGCTGTGCCCACTGTGGTGCAAAACGGTGACAGCTTGTGGAACATGTACATCGCTGGCAACGATGGCACTGACCTAGCTTTGGCTGCTGAAATTCGCGTTGAGGTGGATGGCACACCAGGAAGCAACGATATGCCTGGGCGCATCTTGCTCAGAACCACACCTGACGGAAGCCAAGCGCCAGTGGATGCGGTCAAGATTGACAGCGCACAGAACGTCACTGTCTCTGCTGGCAACCTTGTCATCGGCACATCTGGCAAAGGCATCGACTTTTCTGCCACATCGGGTTCAGGCACAAGCGAGTTGTTGGCTGACTATGAAGAAGGTACTTGGACACCTACCGTTGCAACTGGAATTACATCGCCCACATATGCAACCCAAACCGGCACCTATACAAAAATTGGCAACACGGTATTTCTACGTTGCTATTTGAGTGTCAATGGAGGCACAACGACTGGAGGGGCGCTGACCATCGGTGGGCTTCCGTTTACCGCTGGTAGCTATGACGGGCCATCAGGTAGCTTTGCTTATGTTGGCGGAGGTATGCAACAACTTCTTTCTACAAGTGCTTTGCCAATTATTCAAGTTTCTTCGACTGTAATTTATTTTTACAAAACAACCGGCGCAACATTCGTTGGAACAGATTTAAGTTCGTCTACTTTCCGTGTGGACTTTACCTGCTCCTACGCAGTTTGATGGAGTAAAAAATGGCGCTTACAAAAGTAACCTACTCCATGATTGCTGACGCTGTTGTCAACGTCATGGATTTTATTCCTGCTGGAACCAATATTTCAGCAGTGGACTGCCAGCCGTATTTTGCTGCTGCCATTGCTGCTGGAAGTTCTGTCTACATTCCAGATGGGACTTACCGTACAGACACCACAATTTTTGTGCCGAATAAAAAGATTTTGTTTGGGGAAAGTCGTGATAACTCGGTAATTCAGTACGTTGGGACAGGAAACGGTATTGAAGTCGGCAACAACCCAGTGAACGGCTCCGGTTACGGGATGTCGCAACTAAAGAACTTTAAGATTCGATGCGTTAACGTTGCAAACACTGGCGCAGGTATCGCCATGAACTCCGGTGGCTTTTCGTATTACGAAGTTGATTTGGTGTGGAGTACTGGTTTTTTCTACGGCATTGTCATTGATCAGACAGAGATTTCGCACTTTCATCGCTGCCTTTTTGAAGGCATCGACCAAGAAAATGGCGCTCCAATGTGGATCACCAACGGCGCTGACTGGCGTGCTGGAGGATTTGTCAGATTTACAAACGGACTCACTATTCAGGATTGCCAGTTCAATGGGGGCAAATACAACATCATTGACGATGGGGGCAATGTCCATGTCTTTATTGAAAACAACCTAAACGGGGCCAAACTAGGCGGCGCATATTTTGCGGGCGTTACGGGCCTGACGTTTACTGGGCAAGCCTACGAAACATCTTATGGCGTAGGTGAAGTTAATTTATTTTTCAGTGTAGTCAGCGGCGTAAGTGGAACTTTAAAAGGCCCATGCAGAGGCGCAACCATTTCGGGAAATACTTTTTCAGCACAAAACAACACTTCAAATGCAATGATTGCATTTCCTGTTGGAAATTTGCCGTTGTACCACAGCGGATTTTCTATAACTGGCAATTACTTTGTTCCTGTTTTGGGCGGAGCACCTGCCGCAATCGATGTAACGGCGCTAAGTCAATCTTTCTGCGGGTTCAATTTTGATTTTGGGCCTGCTGGTGACCCACGGCCTCACTACGCTGGCATCCATAACGATGCCAATGGCAACGTGTTGTATCCACCGACAGGCGAAAACAACAGCGACTCAACGCTTCCATATTCGTTTGGTGATACACAAAATGAGGTGCGGTTTGCTGGTGGGTTTGGGTATGACACAGGCGCTGGCGGGACAGTCACACAGGCTACTAACAAAAGCACCGCAGTTACTTTAAACAAAATGTGCGGAAAAATTACAACAAATAATGCTCCACTTGGCGCTAATACGACTGTAACTTTTGCCTTAAACAACACGCAAATTGGCGTTAATGATTCTATTTTAGTAAATGTAAATAGCCCAGGACTTGCAACTGACGGAACATATCAAGCATGGGCTAATGTTGGACTTTCTAATCAAACAGTTATTTGTTTACGAAACATATCTGGCGGTTCGCTGTCTGAGGCTGTTGTTTTGACATTTAATGTAATCAAAGGCGTAGTAGCTTAATCCGTACCAGTTCGGACAACTGGAAACCTTAATGTGTAGCGGGATAGCTACTCTGGAAACAAGGAAATTATCATGCTAGAAAAAATTGTATCTGTCGATCTGATTGAAGTTGTTGAAAACGGCTCAATTCAAGTTCGCACCAAGACCGCTATCAAAGAAGATGGCGTTGAAATCAGCAGCAAGTTCCACCGCCACGTTGTCGTGCCCGGTGCTGACGTGAGTGGTGAAGATGCCAAGGTGCAAGCCATTGCAGCATCCATTCACACGGCTGGCGTGATTGCGGCGTATGTCGCTTCACAAACCCAAGAATCTGCCGCATAATAGCGGCACAACCGTATCGGTGAGGTTCACCGAGGAATCCAAGGATTCATAAATGTTAGAAGAAGTACCAGCGGAGTCACTACCCGTGCCAGAACAGGAAGCAACGGCTGCGCCTGCGACTGATGTTCAAACGCCGGAAACGCCAGAAGCAGTAAGCAAGACATTCTCGCAAGAGGAACTTGACGCAGCTATTGGCAAACGCCTCGCAAGAGAGCAACGTAAGTGGGAACGAGATCAAGCACAGCGTCAGTCTGAACAACAGACG